ATGCAGTATTTCATGATCTAGCCCAACGAGATATTGCTCGATCTCACTATTATTCATTCTCGTTAGGCGTTGGCGAAAAAACTTGCGTTATCCATTTCAATCTCAACTTCATTAACAGCACCACATTCAACGCATTTTACTGATAATGATGGTGCTTTCCATAACATGCTATTGCTATCTAATTTCTCTTTAATTTTCTTAATAACAGAATCGTCACAATTATCAATCCATTCTTTAATATAACCATATTCTGATACTACCGATGATGGTGTTTCAACATAATCAATACTAGCAACTAACGATTTGTTTTGTAAAACAGCAAACTCTTCATAAATTCTAGAAACAATTTCTTGACGTTGCTTATCATCTTCTATATCTTGCGATTGAAATAATTGTTTTTGTAAAGTGAAGTTTTCTAAACCCAGTGCGGTTGCTTGTTTATATGATAACGGTTTTAATTTCACTACTAAATCATCCACAACTACATTTGGGTCGAATTTACCTGAAGAAAAATGCTGCAAAAATTGTGATATATCTGCATCATAATTACTTTCAGTATTACAATGATTGCAAGTGGTCATAATATTCATTACATTTCCAAATGTAGCAATTCTAATAGCAACTAGTAAACTATTAATATCCAAATTAGTGATGTCCCATGCATTTAAAATATTTGGGCAACAACTTTGAATTATTTTTACTGTACTTTCACCATTTAATAATGCATCCGGTGTCTTAATAATAATCTGATCCATGCCTGTCATTCCATAAATTGGCATATTTTCAATATTTCCAGTTATAGAACTTGGGTCATTATATTTCCCTAATGATGGTAATTTTAAGTAAATTTTAGGCTGTCTGAAGTAGTTTTGTAAAGGATTTGACATGTATTCTCCGCTAAATATAAGAGTATTTATATACTCATTTTTATGGAAAAATATTATGGCAACTGAAACTGAATTATTAATGTCTGAGTTAAGAAACTTTACTAAAAAACTTGGATTAGGATTATCATCATTAGACCCTATGCAAAGACCAGTTGCACAATGGCAATCATTATCTCAGCAAGGAATTAATTTCAGTGGAGATGCGATTGGCCTTCAAACTAGTATAAAAACTACTCGAATGAGTGTAGATGAATGGTCAAACGCGATCTCTGCAGCTCAACAAGGCTTTACGTCACTCGGTGGATCTATGGACGAAAGCGCCAAACGATTTACTATATTGTCTAGAGAATTTTCTGATACCTCTGCAGCTGATTCTCTAAAACAAATTGGCTATACAACTGGTGAGTATAATGAAGTATTGGCATTAACTCTTGCTAGTAACAGACGATTAACACTTCAAGATGCTTCATCAAAGGCCGAAGCATTTAAAGCAACTGAATCATTAGCAACTGAAATGGATAAAGTTGCTCAAATGACTGGTGTTTCAAGACGTGAACAAGAAGATGCATTACGCGAAAAACAAAAAAATGCACGTACTCAAATAGCAATAGAAGATGCAATTGCCGCCGGTGGTAAGGATGCTGCTATTTCATACCAAAAAATGTCAACTGATCTTAAAGGTATGGGATTAGATAAACTTGGTGATGAGATATATGCTGGACAACAATTCAGTAAATCATCCATATCGATGTTGACTGCATTGGGACCGGCTGGTACAGAGCTACAAAATTCTATTGCAGCAGTACGAGATGCCACCAATGAATCTGAACGTGCTGATGCAAACGCTAGATTAGAACGTGCCCAAGTTGCAGTTGCTGAAAGACAACAATCTAAGGAATATAGAGATTTAGCTAGACGCGGTGAAGGTGATGTTGCAGACGCAGCGAGAGCAGCATGGTTGTCAGCGCAAAATTACCGCGAAAGTTTAGCAAAAATTGCTGAAGAAGGCAACGTATCATATGCGAAAGCAAACGAAATAGCACAAGCAACGATTAAAAGCAGACAAGAAAATAGAGATCCACAAACTAACGAAAAAAGTGCTGGAGCAGCCGCAACTGAATTATACATTAAATCAATGTCTAGAGTTTCCGATGCACATGTGAAATTTTATGAAATATTACAAGCAACTAATGAACGATTTGGTGCTGCTGCATTAAGATCAGGTAGTATAGAAGATTTGAAAAATGTACAAAATGGTAAACCATTTTCTAAGCGAGCATTTGGTGAACAAGCAGATAGAATGGAAGATGATATTCGTAGAGGAGAATTATTTAAAAATCTTAACAGACTTCTATATATAGGTTCAGAAATGGCTGGCCATATTACAACGATGACTACCGATTCTATAAAAATTGGAACTTTATTTGTGAATCCAGGTGGTAAGACAGAAGTAGAAACTATCGAAAAAAATAAATCAAACAAAGAACAAGCTGAACCAACGAATAAAAAATCGATGGCTGATGGTTCTAAAGCTTTGTTTGGTGATTGGTTTGGTGGCAATTTTGGTGCAGGGGAAGATGTAACATTACATGGTAATGAAGCAGTAATTCCACGTGAAAAATTAAATGCATTTTTATCAGATATGCAATCACAAATGGGGAATACTAATTTTAAATTTGTTGATAATATGATGAGTGAAATGAAAAATAATATGACAAATATTGTACAAAAAGAAGAGAAGCCAATTGAAAATGAAGGAAAACAACCAAATAAAGTACAAGAAATTCCACAAATTAACACTTTTGGAACAGTTACATTAAAAGAAATTGATGAACAGCTGAGAATGTTAAATACAACAATGGGGAGATTAGCTGCCACAACTTCTGAACTATTAGATACTAGTACAAAACAATATAGAGTCACAAAACAACTATCCCCGAATTTAAATTCAAGATAAAGGAATACACGATGTCATGGAAAAAACACTTTACACCAGTAGATGTTGGTAATTCATTAAGCCCGTTATCAGGTGCCAATGGATTAGCAAAAGCTGGTCCCGCTAGAACAAATTATTCTAGTTATTTACCAGATGTATATACTGGTAGTCCAAATAGAGTTGATAGATATCAACAATATGAAGTAATGGATAGCGATCCAGAAGTTAATGCTGCGCTCGATATTCTAGCAGAATTTTGTACAGATAAATTGAAAGATAAAAAAAGTCCATTTTCAGTTAAATGGCGCAGTAAGGCTACAAATTCTGAAGTTAGAATATTGGGAGAATATTTACAACAATGGTGTAAAATTCAACAATTTGACACACGAATTTTTAGAATTGTTAGAAATGTATTTAAATATGGTGATGCATTTTTTATTAGAGATCCAGAAACACAAAAATGGTCATGGGTCGATCCTAGTAAAATTATTAAAATTATTGTTAATGAAAGTGAAGGTAAAAAACCTGAACAGTATATTATTAAAGATTTGGCACCAAATTTTGAAAATTTAGTTGCAACACAAATTACACCAAATGTTAATCCAAGACAAAATGGTGGCGGAGTTATTCCAAGTAGCGGCTACTTAGGCGCTAATTCAACCCAACGTGGCACATCTGGTGCATATCCAACTAGTAGTTCTGGTAGTCGCTGGGGATTAGCGGAAACCGAACACGCAATAAATGCTGAACATGTTATTCACTTATCTTTATCAGAAGGCTTGGATAATAATTATCCATTTGGTAATAGTTTATTAGAAAATGTCTTCAAAGTATATAAACAAAAAGAATTATTAGAAGATGCAATTTTAATTTATCGTATTCAACGTGCTCCAGAAAGACGTGTATTCCATATTGATGTTGGTAATATGCCTAGTCATTTAGCTATGGCATTTGTTGAACGTGTAAAAAATGAAATTCATCAAAGACGTATTCCAAGTCAATCTGGTGGTGGGCAAAACGTTATTGATAGTGCATATAATCCATTATCAATTAACGAAGATTATTTCTTTCCAATGACTGCTGATGGACGTGGTAGTAAAGTTGATGTATTACCAGGTGGTACTAATTTAGGTGAAATTGATGATTTAAAATATTTCACAAATAAATTATTCCGTGGTTTACGAATTCCAAGTTCATATTTACCTACTGGTGCGGATGACAGTCAAGCATCATTTAATGATGGTCGTGTTGGTACTGCATATATTCAAGAATTGAGATTTAACAAATATTGCGAGAGACTTCAAAACTTAATCACTGAAGTATTCGATATTGAATTTAAATCATATATGCATTCACGTGGTGTAAACATTGATTCGAATTTATTTGAATTATCATTCAACCCACCACTCAATTTTGCTAGTTCAAGACAGGCTGCATTAGATACTGAACGCATTAACACATTTAACACCATTCAACAATTACCATATATGAGTAAACGTTTCGCTATGAAACGATTCTTAGGATTAAATGAAGATGAAATGGCAGAAAACGAACGTTTATGGGGAGAAGAATCTGGTAAAGGTCAACCAACCCACACAGATTCAGCAGGTGAAATGAGAAGTGCTGGCTTATCCGCTGGTGGTATTGAAGGTGATTTAGGTATGGCCGGGGATCTAGGCATACCTCCAGAAATGGAAGGAGATCTACTACCAGATTCAACTGGTAATGTTCCAGGCGCAGCACCTGGAATGGGGCAAAATCCACCCCCCGTGAGCCCAATGTGATAAATACATTATGATTTTAAGAGAATTATTTTATATTGATCCAGATACTAGGCAAGTGGCTAGTGACTTACGTTATGACCCAAAGCATGACGAAAGCACTATGCACAGAGGTGATACTAGAAAAACTCGATTAACTTTGAGACAAATTAATGAGATTCGTAAAAGCAGCGAAGCTCATATTTTGGAACAAGAAAGTGAATTAAGTTTTATTCATAGCATGTACGCCCCTGCACCGGCACAACCTGCATAATAAAACGCCAAAAATACAGTTTTTTAACTATTATAAGGCGTTTTTTTATAAATATTGTAAATAAGATACAGCCTTGCATGTAGATATCATAGGAGGATAAACATGACTGATCGCGCACAATTTGAAGCTATGCTAGAAGCTTTGATCAATGAAGATCAAGAAACAGCGAAAGAAATTTTCCACAACATTGTTGTTGGAAAATCACGTGAAATTTACGAAGAATTATTAGAATCAGATTTTCCTGGTGCTGAAGAAGAGGAAGAGGAAGAAGAATCTTCTGACGAACCTGCGGAAGATGACAGCGAAGACGATGATGCAGTAGACGCATTTGGTGATGAAGAAGACGATTCAGAAGATGATTCAGAAAACCCATTTGGCGATGAAGAAGATGACGAAGAAGGTGACGGTGATTTAGAAGACCGCGTACTTGATTTGGAAGATGCTTTGGAAGAATTGAAAGCTGAATTCGAAGAATTGTTATCTGGTGAAGAAAGCGAACCAGAACACGCCGATATGTTCGGCGGCGAAGAAGAACCAGCATTTGGTGACGAAGCAGGTGAAGAAGATGAATTCGGAGCTGACTTGGGTGACGATGATCAAGAAGTTAAAGAAATTCACCACTATCACCACGATGGAGATGCTGTTGATGAAGAATTCCAACAATTTATGGAATATGTAAACAAAGTTGCATTACCAAAACATGGTGACAATGGCGTTAATAACAAATCAGTTATTGATAACATGAAAAATAATATGGGTGGCAAAGTGATTGGCCGTTCAGCTGATGAAACCAAAGGCGGAACACAAGGCGGTCTATTAAACCCAAGCACAAAACCATTAAACAGTGGCAACGTAAACGTACCTGGTAACTCAAAAGCACCTAAATTAAATTCGGTGAGCAAAGGCCATGGTGCTGAAAAGAAAGGCGCTGGTGAAAAATCAGTTGCTGATAAAAGCATTATAGGCGGCAAGTAAGATATGTTGCATCTCCGAGAAAATCTAAGTTTTAACGAAGCACAGATAATCGTTGAATCTGACGATAGAGAAGGTAAAAACTTGCATATGTCGGGTATCTGCATTCAAGGAGGTATCCGCAATGCAAATCAACGTGTTTACCCTGTGAGTGAGATTAGCAAGGCTGTTAAGACCCTTAATGATCAGATTCAGAACGGTTATTCCGTACTCGGAGAAGTAGATCATCCAGATGATCTAAAAATAAATTTGGACCGTGTATCACATATGATAACTAATATGTGGATGGATGGTCCAAATGGTTATGGCAAGCTTAAAATCTTGCCAACCCCTATGGGACAACTAATTAAAACAATGTTGGAAAGCGGCGTTAAATTAGGTGTCTCCTCTAGAGGTTCTGGAAATGTCAGTAATGACGGTTCAAATGAAGTATCAGATTTTGAGATTATCACAGTAGATATGGTAGCTCAGCCCAGTGCTCCAGGAGCATATCCTACACCAATTTATGAACACCTTTTAAACAATAAAGGTGGTTATAGTGCATTGCGTATAGCGCAAGAAGTGAAGGGTGATCCGATGGCGCAAAAATATCTCAAAGAGAGCCTATTAAATATAATAGGCAACCTCCAATAATAGGGAGAATCACATGTTGGAAGCATTAAACAAATTATTTGAAAACAACGTGATTTCTGGAGAGATCAAAGAGTCAATTGAACAAGCTTGGGATCGTAAGATTTTAGAAAATCGTGAACAAGTTGCTCAAGTATTACGTGAAGAGTTTGCACAAAAATACGAACACGATAAAAACACCATGATTGAAGCAGTAGATCGTATGATCTCTGATCAACTTGTTGGTGAAATCGGAGAATTCGCAGAAGATCGTAGACAATTAGCAGAAATGAAAGTTAAGTATGCTAAAAAAATGACTGAAAGTGCTAATGTTATGAAAAAATTCGTAACACGTCAATTAGCATCAGAAGTTAAAGAATTGCACGAAGATCAAATGCAAATGGTTAGTAAATTTGAAACTCTAGAAAATTTCGTAGTTGAAGCTCTAGCTCAAGAAATTACAGAGTTCTATAAAGATAAAGAGGAATTGGCGGAAACCAAAGTAAGAGTTTTACGTGAAGGTCGTCAAGAAATCAAAAAAGTAAAAGAACAGTTTGTTCATCGTGCTGCAAAAATGGTTGAAAGTGTTGTAAACAAGGGCTTACGCTCAGAAATTACATCTCTTAAAGAAGACATCGAAGCAGCTCGCCGTTCAGAATTCGGTCGTAAATTATTCGAAGCATTTGCAGCAGAATATCAAACCAGTTATTTGAACGAAAAATCCGAAACTGCTAAATTACTCAAAGTCATAGACATGAAAGATCAAGCAATGCAAGAGGCAGCTAAAGCTGTTTTATCTGCAGAGAAAATCTTAGAAAGTAAACAAGCAGAAATTCGTATGTTGAAGGAAGCTCAACAAAGAAAAGAAATCATGGGCGAATTACTATCACCTCTAAATAGTGAACAGCGTTCAATCATGAGTGAATTAATGGAAAGTGTAAAAACTTCTAAATTAACTGAAAGTTTCGAAAAGTACCTTCCAGCGGTTATTGCTGGCAATGCTCCTCAAAAGAGACAAGCACTCGTAGAAGCTAAAGAAATAACTGGAAATAAAACTTCCAAAACTAATCGTAGCAGCGAATCGGAATCAAACATTATAGATATCCGTAGACTCGCTGGGCTTTAAATTTAAGGAGAAATTAAATGTCAGAACTACTTAATGGCCGTTGGGCGGAAACGAAAGAAGCCCTATTAGAAGGTCTACAGGGAACTAAAAAAACAATGATGGGTGTTACTTTAGAAAACACTCGTAGATACTTATCAGAAAGCGCAACTGCTGGTGGTACATCTGCAGGTAACGTTGCAACTTTAAACCGTGTAATTTTACCAGTAATTCGCCGTGTTATGCCAACCGTTATTGCTAACGAATTAGTTGGTGTTCAACCAATGACCGGTCCTGTTGGCCAAATTCACACATTGCGTGTACGTTATGCAGACAATGCAACTGGCGTAACTGCAGGTGAAGAAGCATTATCACCATTCAAAATTGCGGAAGCATATTCAGGTAACGATTCAAGCCCAGCTGGTGCATCATCAACTGCGTCTTTAGAAGGTGTTGCTGGTAAAAGAATGAGCATCCAAATCTTGAAACAAACTGTTGAAGCGAAAACTCGTAAATTGAGTGCTCGTTGGACATTTGAAGCAGCACAAGATGCTCAAGCACAACAAGGTATTGACGTTGAAGCAGAAATTATGGCTGCGTTGGCACAAGAAATTACAGCTGAAATTGACCAAGAAATTATTAGTTCTTTAATCAACTTAGCTGGTACACCAACACAAACTTATGATCAAGCACAAGTTTCTGGTACTGCAACTTTCGTTGGTGACGAACATGCTGCATTGGCAATCCAAATCAACCGTGTAAGCAACTTGATTGCACAACGTACACGCCGTGGTGCTGGTAACTATGCTGTTGTTTCTCCATTTGCATTAACAATTTTACAATCTGCTACTACTTCAGCTTTTGCTCGTACTACAGAAGGTACTTTTGAAGCTCCTACAAACACCAAGTTTGTTGGTACACTGAACGGCGCTATGCGTGTGTTCGTTGACTCTTATGCTAGCGACACTACACCAGTGTTGGTTGGTTACAAGGGTTCTAGTGAAGCTGACGCTCCTGCATTCTACTGCCCATACATTCCATTGATGAGCAGCGGTGTTGTTCTGGATCCGTCAACATTCGAACCAGTCGTGAGCTTCTTAACTCGTTACGGTTACGTAGAGTTGAGCAACACAGCATCATCTTTAGGTAATGCTGCTGACTACTTAGGTTTAGTTAGAATTACTAGCGCAAACGTTCGTTTTAGCTAATTTATACTTTAAGTGTAACTTATAAGGAAGGGCACTTAGGTGCCCTTTTTTATTATCTAAATACTATTATTGTATTTTGGATAAATACATTGTCTATTAATATGTCTTGAAATAATTCAAGATTTATGCAGTACCCCACTGCGTAGACCCAAAACGTCATAGGAGACAATCAAATGGGAAGACCTTTAAATAAAAAATATTTCGGCAACCGTAACATCGGTTCATCTACCTCAACTACTGATTCTGGCATCGGTGGTACTTCAGTCGCTAGTGTTACACTGGGCACATTGGGATCATATACCGTTCGTCCAACTATTACTTTCAGTAATCCAGATTTATTGGCAGAAGGTGCTGAAACTGCAACTGGTACAGTTGTTTCAGAAGTTTTAAGTGCAACAGTTGTTGGTGGTAACGCAGGTTCCGGATACCTTGTTACTGATGTTGTTAGTGTAGGAAGTGCAACTTTTAGTATTACTGTTGACGGTTCTGGTTCAATTACTGGATTAACACCAGTTAACCGTGGTTCATTCACTGCATTGGCAGCTGGTGCACAGGCAGTTACCGGTGGTACTGGAACTTTAGCTACAATTGTAATTACATATCGTGCTAAATCTATCACAATTACAAAACAAGGTTCTGGTTATTCACACTCAGTTGATGCAACTGCATCATTTGCTGGGTCCGCAACATTACCAGGTACGCCAACTGTAAACATGTTAGTTGATACCGGTATTGTTGGTACAGTTGGAAATCAAGAAAACGCAATCAGTATGACTGCTTATCTAACCGGTGGTTCTGCCGTATTAGTTGATATTATCAAACAAGTATCTACCAATCGTTATAAAGTAACAGACGGTACTAATACTGGTGTCGTTAAATTAGTTGCAAAAGCATCTGGATCGTTAGTAGCTGGTGAAGCTAATATTATTGCAACTGATGCAAGTAGCAAAACTTATTATGTTACTAAATTGACTGCCCATAAAGCAACTTTAACCCAAGCAACTGGTGGTTCTGGCTGGGAGTTTGCAACTGGTGCAGCTGTTGAATGGACAATGAATGGAGCGAGCGGTACTAAAGCTTATCCAGTACAACCATACTTAGCAACCGGTGTAAACGTACAAATCGCAAACACTTAATAAAAACATAACAACTGAGGGTTCGCAAGAACCCTCTATCTAAGGAGTATAAATGTCAAGAGTAATAAATGTTGACCAAGGCGATTACATAGTTAAATTAAATTCTGGTAAAACAGTAATTGATAGTGACTTTTTGGTTAATGGAAAGCCATATGGTACAGCGCCAGTAGTAACCAATGTATTATACGTAACTATGGATGGAACTGATACTAATGATGGTTCAGCACAAGATCCTACAAGAGCTTGCAGAACGGTAAGCGGTGCAGTTAAATCTCCATTATATCAACCTGGTACTACAATTAAAGTTGCATCAGGACATTATTATGAAAATAATCCTATTGTTATCAAACCATATACATCAGTAATTGGTAGCGATTTAAGAACAACCATGTTAGAACCTATTAATAAAACACAAGATCTATTCCATGTTAATAGCTCATGCTATCTAGCACAACTACAGTTTATTAATGGTAGGAGTGGTATTGTAGATCCTAATTTAGATCGTGGTGCGTATACAGTATCATTTCCAATAAATTATGGATTTTCATTTACTGGAACTATCACTGATCAACGTAGTTATATTACTGGTATTAGTTCAACTGACAATATTGTTATAGGTATGGAAATCATAGGCATAGATAATGCTGGTAATTTCATACCAACTGGGGCAACTGTGGTATCAATTGATTCTGGAACACAAATTACCATTTCTAGTAATGCAACCGCAACAATATCGAATTATAAATTAAAAACAGGTAAAATTACTGTATATAAATCACCATATGTTCAGAACTGTACTAACCAAACTGGACCATGGCTGTATGATGGCTCAATGTTTATCCCAAATCAAACAGTTCAAGTACCAGAAGCTATTGGGACAACAACCTTCACCGAGGGATTAAATGAAATAACTGTTGATGTGTCATACGGTTCTATTGTACCAGGTATGTCAATTAATACAGCCCCACAACAACAAGGTTTCTTTTCAGCAAGAACATTAATTCTTGCAAATGTTAAATTTATTCAAGAGCAAGTTTTAGAATATATTGCTCAACAATATCCTACTTTTGTGTATGATAGGGAAAAATGTAGACGTGATATCGCTACAATTATAGAGCATGTCTTATTTGATACAACATTTGGCGGCAATTCAAAATCCGTTCAAGCGGGTGTTGCATACTGGAATGGTGTTGTAAGTTATATTGCTGGTGAAACAGAACAAACTAAGTCAGCATTGAATTATATTGTTACTCTGATTGCATCCATCGTAAATAATACCCAAGCCCCAAATATTGTATCTGGTGATAATGTAACTCTTCAATGGATTAATCCAACTTTAACCGGTGGTAATATTGCATTGATACCGTTTACTAAAAATATTGGAATAATTAAAAAAATTATAGATGATATTGCTAATGCACCAACAATATATTATAGCACTGGGCCAGAATTTGGGTTAGATAGTGCGGAAATATTAATACAATTGAATAAAGTGTTTATTCAAAAAGAAATCACTGCATATATTTCATCAAAATATCCATCATTTATCTATGATCCAGATAAAAGTGAACGAGATACTGGATATATAGTTGATGCCATTTCTCAAGATATATTGTTAGGTGGAAACTCACGTGCAATTGAAATTGGTACTTCATATTATCGAGCAACTGAACTTGTTTTACAACAACTTGAATTAACTATTTGTACTGATGCATTTACCCGAATTTCTGATGTATTACAAAGTATTGTTAAAAGTGACACTGTTATAAAAACTACCGGAAATAATCAAACACAAATTAAAGTAGTAGCTAATACTGAAACAGAAAATTTAACAAATGGAATTATAACAGTACCAACTATCGTAAGAAATATGCAAATTATTTCTAACATAGTTAATAACGGGGTCGAAGTAGCACCAATCAAATATTCTGGTACTGCATTATTTTCTGCAACTGGGGTTAGTGCGGATAATGTTCAACAATCAACTAAAGTTGTGTCTGTTTCACTTCAAACTGGAACTCAATATAGTGTTGTATTAGACAAACCAACTGTTGGTATAGGTAATTTCTCTACCTTGTACTTTGGTTTCACTACCGTATATCCATTAATTGACGCAAATATACCTGATGTCTGGGCAAATAGACGCTGTGATCCATGGGGTGCTATGGGTGGAATGTTAATTGATGGTGATGTTGTTACTGATAATTCACCTGTTAGATCATTCGTAGCAGATGCTTTCACACAAGTGAATCAGGGTGGACGCGGGGTTCGAGTAACTAACCGTGGATATGTTCAGTTAGTATCAGTATTTACCATTTTTAGCTCAATTGCGGTACAAGCGGATAATGGTGGTATTGCCTCTATCACAAACTCAAACGCCAACTTTGGGACATACTGTATGATTTCAAAGGGATATGGACCGCGTGAATTTTCAGGGACGGTATATAATCCGTCTGCATCTTCATTTAATGATATATCAAAATCATTTGAATATAATATAAATTATCAATCTGGGTTCTTTCCGTACAAACAAAGAGTGTGCGTATTTGTTCCAGATACTGCGAATAGACCACATATTGCGCTAATGATGGAAGTAGAACCACCTATTACTTATGTAAATGCACAAGGAAAATCGGGATTTTTAACAGCAACTATTACTTTTCCTACTATTACTGCTGGATCATTATTTTTGTCTGGCATTGAGGTTGATAACATGTATATTGGTCAAACAGTATACGTTAGAGATCAATATGGTAGTTATGGTGTAACAAATCCAGTTACAAATGAATTTACGCCTTATTTACAAGATGGAACAATTATTAGTGACATTGGGCCCGAAACCATTTATTTTAATAAACCAGTTAAATTATCTGGTGGTGACGTAAATAATCCAAGTTATTTTACTTTATTTACGTGCGGAAAGGCATATTATACTATATTATCAAGTGAACCATCCAATAATCCGTCATTACGATCCGATAAAACAAGTATTAATGCAAGCGATAGTATTCTACCAACTGCACAAATTACAACAAATACTGGTCTCGATTCGGATAATCCAGAAGTTGCATCATTGCAGTATTTAAGTACATTACTATTGAATGTAATTTCAAATACTCCAACTGAAGTTAACCAAACATATGTAGAACAAGTATTGGATACTGCATACGATGGCACCGCATCAGCTAATAGAGTTGAAACATTGATAAATATAGTAATTGATACATTGAAGAATGGGTATGAATCAGCACCAACCCCTGTTAAAGTTGGTCAAGTTGTACCATCTGATGGGGATGCTGCACAATTAATATTGAAAAATTTACAATTTTTTGTAGAAGAAATAACAGCTTTTATTAAGTCACAGGTTGCATTAGCTATACCAGAATCAAATTGGTATAGACTGATCTACAATTCAACTAAATGCAGACGAGATGTAGCATTAATATGTACTAATCTTGCATATGATTTAGTGGCTGGTGGAAATTATAATGCAGTATACTCAGCATTATCATATTTTTCAAGACCTGGTACATATCATATTGTTACATTGGAAGATAGTGTTACTGATTACAATTTATTCCCAGATGGTGCGATAGTTAATTTTTACCAAAGAAGTTATATGTCGGCATCTGGATACCTATTTGAATATGTTGGTGCTGGAACAAATTATGGTGCACTCCCACAAGTTGGTCGAGTTGATCCAAAACAACCAAATGAAGTAAACATGTTGGATGGTGGGAAAGTATTTTTCACATCTACTGATCAGAATGGTGATTTTAGAATTGGACCTGGATTGGTAATCAGTCAGGCAACTGGTGTTCTAAGCGGAAGAACATTCCAAAAAAGTTTATTTGCAGAAATAACTCCGTTTATATTAGCAATTGAAGGTTAAGAGGATTTAATACATGGCATTAATACCATTAAATACGTTTAAAACAAAAACATCAGTGTTAACAACACTGAAATATAATCAAGCAAAATGTGCTAGAGATACTGGATTGATTATAGATTCAATTGCATTTGACTTGCTTTACGGTGGTAATACACAAACCGCTTTTGCAGCTGTGCAATATTGGTCACAAGGTAAAACAAAAATCCCAGGTGAAGTTTTTCAAACACTTGCAGCGATGGAACATGCTAAAAAAGTAGCATTAAAAATTGCTAAAAGTGAATTAGTTTCACCAACTCCTGGTAATACCGAAACACAAGTGTTAGGGACTGCTGGAAGTGATGCAGCGGTTGATATCATTGAGTCTGAATTTAATCTAATTATTGATATTATCGAAAATGGAATAGCAGGTACAACTAATAAAATTGAACCAAATTCTATGGTAGTATCTGATTCAGGTATGCTAAATGCTTCAACTTTACTTGGGAGTAATAAGGCGTTTTTACAAGAAGAAGTAAAAGCATTCGTTGATGATATGTTCTATACAGGGTACAAATATGATCAAGTAAAATGTGCCAGAGATACTGGATTGATTATTGATTCATTGGCATTTGATTTATTATTTGGTGGATCAACCCAATCAACTTTCTCAGCGTTACAATATTGGGGACAAGGGAATACTAGTATTCCTGCAGAAGCCCTCCAAACACTTGCAGCAATTGATTATATTAAATCAATGATGCTGGACATTATTTCTAACCAATCAATAACTGCGTCAAACGGTAATACATTAACACAAATTACAAATACTACTTTGTATGTAAGTGATACCTACTCAACTACTATTAATGAGTTATTCGGTATTATTACTGGGATAATTAATAATGGTACAAATGGTGTAACTGACCAAATAATATCCAATGGATTGATTACTACTGATGAGTTGTTGCTTGACGTATACTCACTTATTCAGGCTAATAAAAAATTTGTACAATCAGAAATAGATGCATGGATATCAAATAATATAGCTATTGCTACCTCTAGTGCATCAATCTGGTATAACTTTGTATATAATAGAGATAATTGTTATCGTGATGTTGGCTACATTATTGATTGTATTAGTTTTGATTTAATTTATGGTGGAAATAGACAATCAATCCAAGCAGGAACTTATTATTATGAATTTTCGAATGCATCCCAGTTATCGGTAAATTCTGGACAATTTACATCAACTGAAAGCACTATTTCTGGAACTACTTTGACAGTGGGTGGAGTTATTTCGGGAACAATAGCAATTGGACAATATTTACAAGGAACCAACGTTATTTCTGGGACATATATTACAGGTGGATCTGGAAAGATATGGACGGTCAACAATACACAGAACGTTGCTACAACTGCAATCTCATCTATACCATTATTACCATATTTTACATCAACTGCAAGTATGATTATTGGAACAACATTGACAATTGGTGGAACCTTAGTTGGTACAGTTGCTAAAGGACAATATATAACTGGATCTGGAATTACTGATGGTACTTACATCATCAGTGGAAGTGGGACTACATGGACAGTTAGTAATGTTCATAATATTGGCACCCCTATTAGTATAACTACTGCAAAATTTT